CCCGGTGTTGAGCGTCCACATGAACTGCGCATGCCAGGTCCCAAAATGCGCTGCCCCAAAACGAGAACGCCCCATACGGGGCGCTCGATGTTCGGTGATAGTGGGATTCGGGTAGCCCTGGCTCACTGCGATTTCAAGGAAATAGGCCCTGCTCTGCCCTCCCACTTCCAGCAGTCTGCGCCTCACTGCCAAACGCCTGTCTTCAAACGCTGGGTTTGGCCCGAGACAGACATCGGGCAACCCCATTACAGCCTCCCAGTCCGGCACCAGTTCGCTCACGGCCGAGGGGTCCATCTCGTTCAGTAGGTCAACCGCTCGCGCATCGAGCCGGGAGAACTCCAGCGAAACGCCAGTCAGGACGAGATCAATCTCCGGCACCAACTCCGGATCCCATGCGGGGCCGGCGGGCAGGAGCCCACGAAGCTGCTGGCGGTATTGATCGGCGGTTCTTGCTACAGCCATGTGATACCCCCAAATGTCAGCAGCTGGTTGGTGGCGGGCACGACATTGGCCACAGGCGCTATCAACTGATGGTCGGTCTCGCCTGACGATCCGCTGATCGCCTCACGGATATGGCTTATGAGCAGGGGTTCCCCAAGCCCAGCCTCTCTGTCGTGCAGATCTATCAACTGAGCCTGAATGCCAGCACGAACCGCGCTGGTGTCCGGTACCGCATGGATGGTGTAGAGCACCGGGACTCTATGGGGTGCGAGAACATAGAGCTCAGCCGTTACCGGCCGCAGCGGCTCGATGTAGGCCTTCACTTCCGCGAGCTGCGCCGGATTAGGAACCGGATCTACGTCGCCATCGCGCATGATGAATACGCCAACGGTGCCTGGCCCCAAGTAGCTACCGCGACACCAGGCACGAGTCACGCCGGCAACCTCCAGTGCCCACGTCTCATAATCGGCGGCAGATCCACCGTGCGGGATAACCCGATAGGACCGCACCACTCGCGCACGCAACGACTCAACACTCTCCTCAGCGATGCCCCCCGTTACACCAGGAGCCAACACGGTAAAAGTATTGGTGACGCCGGCCACCGGCTGGACCAGGCTTAAGGTCAGCCCCGGATCAGCGTTGCCCAGAGTGCCGGCGTCGACTGCCTCAATTGTGGTGGTGTTGAGTCCCGCTACTGTGGTGACGCCAGTAGTCACCTTATAGGTGCGACCATCACCGGCCTGCAGCACAACATCAACATCGAGCACTGCCCCCGCCGCGGCGGAAAAACTGACCGGCCCCTCTGCTGGTTGGGCAGGATTGCGCGGCTGATTCAGGCGAAGCAACGCAACCCGCTCCAGCGTTTCTTCGTCCGCCCGATCGGGAAGGATCTGCTCAACGATCCAGTCGAGGTAGCCGTACAAACCGAAAGCTGTGCCACCCAAGGTTCTGGCCAGAACCTGCGCATCAGATCGGCGCAGCGAGTCAGAGGCCAAGTCACCTTGGGTACGGCCAATCAAGACAGGTAGCGAAGGCGTTTCAAACGGCATAGATCACCTGCCATGAAGAGGGTTGTTTGATTTCAAGCCGCGTGCCGCCGGTGATGGTCAACGTTGGGACCAGATTCAGTCGGTTGATATCAACCTTTTCACTGGCGATAGCGATGTCAATGACGTGACCATCATCCAGCAACCATTGCAGGGCCTCATGTGCGTAGGCCTCGGCATCGCGCTGGGTTTGTGGTGTCAGCTTCACCCGGCGCAGTAGCCACAGGCGGGAGCCAATGCGGTCATCCGTGATCGGCGGGTAGCTGTCACCCCACCAACCAAAACGTTCGTCATCATCGACAGGGTCGTCTGTTTCGGCGCGCCGCCAGGTGTATAGGCTGATGGTCACGGCGCGAATAAGGGCAGCTTCAACGTCGGAAGAAATGACCATACTCAACCTCCCGCGACGGGTACGCCGCTCTGACCACTACCAGCCATCACGCCACCGTGGACGTGATTAATTTGGCTGATCCCACCTGCGACCTGATCACCCTGCGAAACAATTTCCCCGGTCTGGTTAATCACCGGCGAATCAATGTTCACCGCTGTGGTGGCCTTGATGTTCAGGGTCTGCGTCTCGATCTCGATGATCCGGCCGCGCTTGAAGTGGATGTGGTCGCCCTCGTCGGTGTAAATGGCCACCTCGCCGGACGCCATTGCCTGAATGCGGTACCGGCGATCAGCCGCTACTAGCACCACCGCATGAGATCGATCACCCCCGATGAACGCAGCCAGCACCTCAGCTCCGGGCAGTGGGTTGCTGGTGAAACCGTAAGGTTCGAAGTGTTCGGCGCCATCCTTGAGCTCACCAGCGGTAAGGCGAACTTGTAGGCCTTGGAGCTTTTTGGCGGCATTGACCAGCACCACCGTGCCGCGGGCGAGCATATTTTTCATGTTCATTTTTTTTGCTCGTAGTCAGCGGGGATCAGGTATTCGAAGTTGTCGCCCTTGCCGCCCTTCTTCACTTTCCTTTTGCCATGCGGGTCCTTCGGCTCAGGTTCAAAACTCTCAGGGGGCCCCACCTCCAGCTTGGTGAGCATCCCCTGCTCGCTCAGCGTGTAGGTGATGCGCGAGATCAACATGTCCCGATCCATGCCGATGATGGGGTCGATTACCCTGACGATCATGTTGTGTCGCCAAAGCTGACCATTGGATTGACGCCAGCCCTGAACCACATAACTGACAGTCAGCGCTTTCCCCATTCGGCTGCTGCGTTCCCAGCTGGCCCGCGACTGCGCCAGCTCCGTGGTCACCTGGCCAGACTCCTGAATGATCATCACCCGTTTGCGTGTGGTGCGATCATCAGCAGCGCTGGCTGAAACCTCGGCGGCATCGGGACCGAACTCGTCGTCGGTACCGCTTTTCTGGCCCAGCACCTGGTACTCAGAAAACACCCCGGAGAAGTCGAGCGGCGCATCACCGGTCTTGACGTTCTTGCCCACCTCAATCGCATCGAAGGTTCGGCCACCACTGCCTGGACTGGCCAGCACGGCGGCACCGCGAGCGTCGTCCGTGGAGAACACCCGGAACAATGTCAGCAACCGGTCAATGGAGGCGAACGCCGTCTCGCCCGGCTCGATGGTGTGGTCAGAAAGCTTTCCGCCTTCTGGGATCTCACTGTTCACCGTGATGCCATAGGGCGCAGCCAACGCTTTGACGATGGACATCACCGACTGGTTGTTCCACTGACCGGGTTTGTTGACTGCCGCGCAGTCCACCAGGTCCGCCGTCAACGATCGCCCGCTGATCGTCTTGGTGATTTGTTTATCGTCGTAGCTGACCGGTGTCGCAAACACCCACGCCGTCAGCACTAGGTCATTGCCGATCCGCACCTGGCACTTGTCGCCCTGCCGGATCGGTACGTTTTGAACTTGCCCCGGCCACTTCCACGTCAACGACACATTGAAAGAGCGGGCCTGATCTTCGAGCCCCGCAGTGATTTCCACCGATTTCCAGCCAAAGTAATCCATACCGCCAACCGTGAGGCTGACCGCATTTTGGTCATCAGACATTGGTTACCTCTGGGCGATTTTGATGGGCACCGCCGGCACAAAGCCTGGGTGCTGAATGCGGTTGCGCTGTACCACCTCCGGCGAGCGCGTCGCATCGCCGAAGCGTCTGTAGGCCAGCACCAATGCCGGCAAGGTTTCAGGCGGCGTGATGTCGACCAACTTGACCCCGGATTGCGCGACAGCCGTCAGGTGCTTTACCACCGTCTGCCGAAAATTGTTCAGCACCAGATAGTGCTCGGGATCAGCCTTCAGTGACGCTTCATGAATGGCCTCATTGAGGTTGTCACGGAGCTCGATCACGTCGTCAGCCACCGGCACGTCGGGCCGAACAATGGGCTGGAGCGCCTGTTGCTCAACGGAAGGCATGGCCCCAATTGACTCTGGCTGCGGGGCTACCGGCATCTCGCTCACTATCAGGCCGATCTGCACCAGGGTTGAATCCTGCACCAGGTTTGCGGTGGCCTGCGATGCAGTGATTGCATCAGTGCCACCGATAGAGCTGACGGTGTTGATGCTGCCGACCGCCTCCGTCTGCTGGCTGGCTTCGGCGACAGCCCCGCGGTAACCGCCGCCATCATTGCCCGAGCTACTACCGACGCTGCTGCCCGAGCTGGACCGGCCACTTGAACTTGAGCTGAAAAAATCGAAGCCTGAAAAGCTGCTGAAGTAGCTTGAGAAGAGCGAGGACAAAGAGCCAGGGGAGTTGATGAGCGATTGCGCGAAACCCGTCACATCCGTGAAGACACTCACGAACGGCGCAAACTGCTGCTGAATGACAGAGAAGACGTTCGTCAGGCTGTTGCGCATTTGCAGCAACCCGAGCCGGGCTTGATTAACTGTACCCATGGCGGTCTTGTAACGATTGAGCGAAGACGTCAGCAGGCTTTCGGACGAATTCACCACCTGCGCCTGGGTGTTGACCTTCGCAGCGGGCGTCTTCAGCGGCATGTCTGGATAGAACGTCAGCTCAAAACTGACCATCCCACCGCCCACAAAGTCGTGGGACATATCGCACTCGCCCGCCTTGACCTGCATTTTTCCGAGCCAGGGATGCACCAGCTCCCCGCCACCCGGCGTGTCCAGCGCCTCAATCAACTTGTCTCGACGCTCGAAACAGTCATCACCGATGATCCACGCCGTCATCTTGTGCACTTGGGACTGCTTGCCCAGCTGCTCAAAGAACGGTGTGTCTCGCTGCGGGAATTCATGCAGCTGTCCCTTCATACCCACCGGCACCGAAGTCTGGGGGATCAAGAAGCTGATCCCCCGGAACGAAGCCGGCAACAACTTATCACGCCACGTCGCAGTCATTAGTTGGGCCTCATAACACCGATGGTTCTGGTACCTACACTGGGCTTGATGCTCAGGCCTGGCTGATTGGTTTTCGCCTGATCGTT